CACCAAGACGAGGGTTAGGTGACAAGTGCTGTAGAAAATCGACCTCCGCGAGGAGCCGCTTGGTAAAGATGGAGAAGGAGTCGGAGCGCTCCTTGGATGCGGGCACCACAAGGATCTTCAACTCGCTGTCACGCCATAACAGCCATAGAACAAAGGCCGAGGTAATCCATGACTTCCCGATGCCCCGGTAACCCAGGATGCCCTTACGTCGGGGACCGGTCTGTAGGTACTCTGCCAATTCGTACTGTCGGACTGTGGGGTCTGGCAGTCCCAGGTGCTTCCAGATGAGAAATAGGAACACCCGGAAGTCAGCCTTCGCCTTGCCCAAAGCGGCTGCTGATGCCATAGCTTACTCCTCGTCGTCTGTATCTAATGGTGTGTACTTGTCGTAGTTCTCAAGGCCATCCACTTCAGCCCGTTGCACTTTGTCCAGTTGAGCGACAGGTACTCGTTGAATGTCGTCGGTGAACTCATATGCTCCCTCAGGACTCATCCATCCAAAGACGATCATGTCGGCTGTAGCGGGTGCGGCGAAGTAAGCTAGGACGAAACATGCTGCAATAATTTGAAAGATCATCTGGTTGCTCCTTAGCGCGTAGCGCCACATCGCTTGCATCTGGCATAGACGCCAGTTTGCTTGCGTTCAAGGTGTGAGTTCATGACCCACTTATGGGGTGCATGCTTACGGAACCGCATCCAAGCAATCGACTTGGTGAGTCGAGCAGCGTAGACTGAGTTCTTAGTGCCTTGCTTAAAGAAAGAGGCGGTTCTCTTTGCGCCCCGCTTGACGGCAGCGCCAGTCGTTCTAAGCGGATTCTTCATTTGACGCCTCCATGTGTAATGCTGAAGTGGTAAGCATCCCGCCGTCTGAAGTGACCACCCCAGCAGCACAGTGGATGTAGTGATTCCCAGAACTCTCCAAGCTCTCTGTAAGACTCTGTGTCCCAGCAGGGCTTACCGGCTTTGAACAGGATGAGATCGATAGCGAGGCCCTTGCAGTGAAGGGAGTTCTTGATGCCCTTACCCTGGGCAGCGTAGATCTCGGCTTGTTCCTTGGTGCGGTAAAGCTCCTTTAAGGAGACTGTGAAGGAGTGGTCTAAGGCGTGACGGATCAGCTCAGGAAGCAGTGCCGCAAATAGGAACTGCTTCTCTTTAACTGACTTCCCCCTCGCCATTTCAATTAGTGAAGACGGGTAAGTCTTCGTCCTCTTCCATCTTCTTCAAGGCCGCTGACACGGTCGCTGACAGTTCGCCTATAGGACGAGTGGCAAGGCCCTCATCACATTCAATGTTGTTATCCTTCAGGAACCCGCGGGCCACGTTCAGCATGGCAGCGGTGACAGGGACGCGCACTTCCTCACCAGCTTTGATCACAGTCTCACCATTCTTGATGGCGTCTGTGAGCTTCTTAGCTAGCTCGTCATGGAGAGTGCCCATCTCATTTCGAGTTGCTGCGCCTTTAGTCGTGTTCATCTTCGTTCTCCTTGTCTCTTGGGTATTGCATCCAGAGAGGAACTTGCATGTTGTGTTTGCAGTACTCGCCGTCTTCAGGACCACAACTATCCCAAGCATGCATGCTTCCGAAGCGGCGCACAGCCTTGTAGTAGAGCCATCGAATCCAGCCCAACCACTTAGGGAAAGAGAGGGCGATGTTCGCTCTCAGCTCTTTGTCGGCTTTGAGGCGCGCTTCCGGTGACGTGTCCTTATGCGCTTCAGTGCGCGAGCAGTATCGGAAATCGTGAATGCGACACGCCCAGCCAATTTCATTGTGGAACATGCTGTCAGGACTGTAAGAACAGCCGTCGTCAATAAAGCGATCTGGAATGTTTCCGAGAGCGCGGTGCGCTTTCTTGGCAACCTTGCGCTCCTTGAGTAGTTTCTTCCTGGCCCTTTTACTGAGTTTCTTACGTTTTTCTCTGTCATCGCTCATCACTTGGTAGCCTCCCTAGGAGTCCTCCTAGGAAACCAGCAACTGCGCCAGGGGGTGTGACGGTGACACCAGCTTCAACGCCCTCAACAGCGTTGTCAGAGATGCCTGTGTCGCGGGTTGTGTAGAACTTCTCTCCGTTGTCGCATTCAATAAGGAGAGTGGTTTCGCCTGTTCCGATGACTGTGCTGACTACTTCGTTCTGTATGGCACCAGACGGATAGTAGCTTATGTCATGCATGTGGGCGCACCCAGCTACGATATAGGCGCACCCAAGGGTAAAAAGCAGAGAGAGAATGGCGAGCGCACCTTTGGATTTGCTCGACCAGCTCTCCAGCTTGCTGAGGCGGATTTCACATTCTTTGTCACTCTCAAGTAGGATGTCAACCTTGGCTTCGATCCGGCCTATCTGTTGGGATTCTTGCGGATTGAGGGCCATGATTATCTCCACGCCTGAATGACGACTTCCCACTTGTCCTCGTCGATCGCGATCTGGTTGAGGTCGGTCGCATGGGGAAGTGTGACGTTGCCATACTGTTGACTCGACGGCATCTCAAGGTGAGTCACCGTCCAGTAGTACCAGACCTGTATGTTCGCAAAGTGACCGTCTACAAGGTCACCTTCGGCGTAGCCGTGTTCGGGAGAGATACACCTGAAGTGGAGGTGCCAGCGGGTCGGGGCGCCACCAAGGTTGTGCTCTTCCGAAACAGGATCGGAGTACAGCTTGACGACGGTACGGTACGGGCTGACATACGCCGGGACTTGCAGCTCGTCGATCGCGAAGAGGAGCTGGTTGGCCAGCGTGTTGATGTCCGTGTGTGTGAAGCCACTGCCGTTGGTGTAGACGGTAGCGGCGTCAGAGATGTCTGTGACACGCTTGATGGTAATTACTTGATCATCAATGTGGCCTACAGCTGCTCCAAGAGTAATGTTAATGTTATCGGTGCCACTGTAAATCCATTCATCAGTAGCAGAGCCGCGGGCAATCTCGACATCGTCAAGGTACACTCTCACATCATCCGTTCTCTCGTAGGAGAAACTGATGGCGTAGGTGAAGGTCGTTGCCACAGCGGTGTGCGTAGTAGGTGCGTAAGTTGCCATCTGTCACTCCTTATGAGAGTTTATCGGGGGTTTGGGTTAGGGAAGCTAGAAGGTTTCCAGACTGGGAACTATTCTTTTGAGCTAGGTCTCTTCGCGCTTTAGACCTGCGTGCCTGAGAACGCTGCTTCTTAGCATCCTGTAGCTGAGCGTCCAGCTCTTGGTTTTCTTTTCGCAAAGCGCGTCGGCCTCTGTCTGTGCGTTTAGCCATCAGCTCTTTAATCAAGCGCTGCTTGCCATCACGGGAGTCGTCGGCATTCTTGTACCGGCTTGATCTCATCAGACTGTCCAACGCCTTGCGGATGTTGGAGCCATTACGGCTGGGGTCTCCAGTGGAGAGTTGAATGAAGCGGTCTCTGGTGTGCGGATCTAGCCGCGTTCCCTCAATGGTGTCAAACCCATTCATCGACACGCTGAACCCGTGGTCTATGACTAGCCTTTGAATCTCGTTATTAACGAGAGTGGAAGGCGAGTTAGACGTGGCGTAAGGGGTGTGGAAGGGGCTGATGGTATTCGCTCCCAGAAACGGACTCCATGTAATAGCTTCACCGAACCAGTTACGCTTCGGAGGGAGGTCCTTTGAGAAGCCAGGGAGCTTGGCGCGGAAGGCGTCCATCACGCTGTTCACTTCTCTCATCATGGGGTCAGCTTCAAGGCCGGGAAACAAGTGCCCAGCTATGACGCCAGTACGATTTAAGCCGGTTAGGAGCGCGGGGGCAGCTGAACTAGCGAGCTGCTGCCACCAGTTTTCCAAGTTCTGTTCCGGTCGTGACAAAGCGTTGATCACAGATGTGATGCCAGCCAAGTAGGTCTTTGACCTCATAGATTCAATCACAGAGAAACCCAGCTGGAAGCCAATTTCCTCAAGCTCAATACCGTCTACGTGGCCCGCTGTCTCACCAAAGGTGGCGACCATGCTGAGAAACATTCCCATGGGCTCTGCTCGGTCGAACGAGTGGTAGTCGTAAGAGCCATCATCCTGCTGAAAACGGATGGAGTTAGGTTTCCATCCTGTGGCCAGGATGGCACGCCGTTCGCCGGGGTCAGTAGGTCCTACGCCTGTGATGATGCCGTCGTAAGCGAGGGCGGCAGCAGTTGTCAACGCGGCGGTAGCCATGACGGAACGGACATGGAAGGCTTCCATTTCACGCTTCGCCAGAACGTCAGGCTTGCCCAGCTTTTTGCCTTTAGCAATTCGCTTGCCTAGCTCTTTGTATTCAGCGGTTGCCCTGTTAAGGAGCGGAGTTCGGGTAGAGCCCCACTTGAAGAGGTTGACAGAAGTTCTAACAAAGGGGGTAAACAACTTGAAGACGGGGTGATCCTGAGTAGCTCTGTACCAGTCACCGCTGATTGATCCTTCTGTTAGATCCTCGGTCCACGAATATCTCCTAGCTTCGGTGACATTCTTGTTGTGCATCTCCTCGTAGAGAGACCACGTCTTTTTAGTAATCTCTTTGGACTCCAAGAGTGCCTTGCGGTTGTCAATTCCTTTCGCCATCTCATCGATCCGCTTAGTAGCGTCTGCGCCTCTACGCTTCTCAACCGTCATAACGTAGTCAATGATGTTACCCTTACGGGCTGATCCGTAAGCGATAGTCTTTGCGATTGTATCCTCAACTGCGAGGCCCCTGAAGGACATGTTAGTGATAGATCCAATGACATCGGCGAAGCGGGCAGTCGTAGTGCCGGGAGCCAACATGCCAACCTCGGAACCAAGATCAAGACCAGGGATAAGTTCTCGGAGGCTCGCAGAAGAAACTTGCTGCTTACGTCCCATCCCTAGTTCAAATTTCTGACCACCTCTCACTGTTGGGTCTACACCAGTGATGAAGGTTTCGGTAAGGGGATTCATCTTTCCGGCGAACTGATCCATCGCGTCTTTTACTAGCTGATCAACATTTGCTGAGCCCGTCAGCCTTGCAGCGACTGCTTGACGGATCAATCCATCGGGATCGTCGGTTACTGAGAGAAGACGTTTGAAGCCGTCCATCGCACCGCCCACTCGTCCAACAGCTTTACGGAGTCCAATGTCTTCTCCGTGAAAAGCCATCCGAGCAAGTCCAACCCCAAACTCTTCAATGTGACTTATGAGGCTAACGGTGGTGTTAGAGGTGACGTTGACAATGTGTGTCGGAAGACCGGACAAGAGTCCAATTCCCATCCAAGTCTCCAAGAAAACGCCCCACCAACTGGCTTCTTTTCCAATCCCACCAGCGTAGTTGTGAAAGCCTTCTGAGGTTCTGAAGAGGACTTCGGCTTCTTGCATCATATTCAGGATTTGTTCTTTACCACCAGCTGATTCAATAGCTGCCTGATAAGCCTTGTAGGAGCCCAGGCTGTCCTTCATCATCGACATCTCAGTTACGAATGAGGGAAGGGCTTCGACATTAATTCGGAAAGCGCCTAGTGCTCCAGCGATCTCTGACGTTACTCCGGACAGGGTTTCTTGTGTGCGGATAGCAGTCACAATACTATTTAGAAAGCGCGTCATAGTAGGCATCCCTACCTTGTCGGTAAGGCGAGCTTCCTTCGCAATTAGTATTGCGGACTCTCGCGCTGACTCATTCAGTATCCGTAGCACGGTAAGATCGATGGCAAGGTCTTCTGCGTTCCCACCAACTTTCTTCAGGAAGTTGTTGAGGACCTCTTCTCCCTTTCCAGCATTTCCCATATCCTTAGCCATAGCTTCAGCGCTACCAAGGGCAAGGGCTCTCTTCTCGTCCAAGGTGCGGGAGGTGAAGGATGACCCTAGATTAGTCTTGATTAGCTCAGCAAGCTCACTAGCTTGCAGTAGCTCAAAGTCTTTACCGCCGATGTGGTTAAGGTTCACGTTATGAGTAGTAAGCATTCCGGTCAGTTGCCTTATGCTTTCCCTGTCAATGAAGGTTCTTCCGAACGCTCCTTTGCCTAGGCGGGGAATTATCACTCCCTCGTCAATTCCCTTTGTTATTACGTGTGCGACCCCGGATGTAAGTTCAGGGGAGATAGTAGTTATTGGCTTACCGGCGGGGACAACATCGTCAGGCTTTAGGGGGTTGCTGGCTCTTTCCGCTGCGGCAAACTTTTCCATGTTGAGAGTCTTGACACCGTCTGCATCTACATCAAAGATGTCAAACTCAACGTTACCGTCAGCGTCCCGTACCCCCGAAGTCAACGGTTCAGTGGTCTTACCGGCAGCTTCGTCAGCAGCTAAACGGGCGTCGTTGAGAACGTCAATCTTGGTGTCTCCCGCACGAGCAGCGTTGTCTGCAAGGTCAGAATGAATCTGTCTAATCTCGTCAGAAGCGCTCGGGGGCATAGCGTCATCAAGCTTGTTCCACTCATCTCTCACACTCTTAGGCAAGCTTTTGAACTCTGCTGAGTTTCGGAGGTTGAACAGTTCAGTCTCGGACTCAACAACTTCCTTCATAAGGATGAAGCGCTCTTCTGAGATTCTCTGCTCAGCGAGGTCACCGGCCTTCACCGCCGCTGCTGCACCTTCCGGATCTTCAGCGCGGTACTTACCAAAGTCAGAGACTTCGTCAGCATACTCGTCCATCGACTGGCCCAAAGAGTCTGCACGAATACGGATCGCTTCTGCTTCGGGAGAGAGGTTATCACCACCCAAACGGGCTTCTTCAACGGCGGGGTCAACAGCTCCTTGACGCTTACTGCGAAGCTCCTCAGCAACAGCGTCCAACTCTTCTACCCTCTGTCGAAGTACACCGGCTTGCTGGTGAGTGTCACTTGTCTTCTGAACAGTTGTGACATCAACGTCAGCAACATAAGATTTGGCTTCTGCGTTCTTCATCCTCCAAAGGCCCCTGGCTCCACGGAAGATAGAGTCGAACAGAATCCCCATCGCGCCACCTTCAAGGATATTCTTCAAGCGACCTTCTAAAGCGCTGTCATCTTCGTCTGACGCGAGGTACGCTGTAATGGGGTTGGAGAGGGAGTCGTTGGTCCAGTCGTTATTCTCGATAAGGTTGGAGAGGCGCTCCTCATGCGGACTGAACGCCGCAGAGTCAGCGATGGCACCAGCGGTGTACTCACGCCCTAGTCGGTGTAGGAGGGTTTCTTTTCCTTCCTTCAAGGTACCGGCTTTGATAGCAGACGCAACTCGCTTCGCTTTCGCCAGCTTACCCATAACTCCGAACACCGGAATGAACGCAGTGAGGAATTGTGTTCCGCCTCTAACTATGTTGTGAAGGGTACTTTCACGCTCGTCAACTTGCAGGAACTCCGGGGTGATATCCCTAACTTGGAAGTTATCGGGGATTGCATCAAAGCCAAAGAGACCTTCCGCAGCATTGGCAATGTCAGGAATCAGCTGCGCCGTATTGATGGCCGCGTCGCTGATACCACCAGCGAGGGCTGACGCAATGTCTCCGATAACGCTGGTCTCGTCATTCGGGATCGGCGTTTCATCCTTCTCTTTCTTCTTGGCTTCGTCAAGGGCCTTGTTGGTTTCATCCTGCTTTGCGGCTTGTAGTTTATTCTCTTCGGTATGAGCCGCGGCTTCTTCCTGACGAGCTTGAACACTCGCACGGATTCTTGCTTGCTGCTCCTTCTTACGCCGCTCCTCATCCTCTCGGAGTTTGGTATTGATCTGTAGATCTAAGTCGTCGTGAAAGTCTACCATTTATGGACTCCTAAAGGGCGCGGTGTGAGTTTGTTCGATCACCCGAGTGTCAACATCTTTACCAGCTGCTTTGAGACCTTCTGATGCGTACTTTAAGACTTCGTTTTCCGCATTTTCAAGGCGTGTCTCTATTTTAGTAAGAGCGTCTTCGGCCGTTTTCAATGTCGTGTCATTCAACTTAGCTTTCGCTTGAAGTTTATTTAACGCTTCGGTTGCCTCTTTGAACTCGGGCGTTTGAATATCTCGTGCCTTTGGAGAGAAGGCGCGGGTTATATTATCTAGTCTTTGCTGTTCCAGCACTTCAAGATCTTCATGTATAATACGGTTGGATTTACGAAGAGGCGCGATCTCTTCTCTTGGTTTAGCAACACCTTCGGAGAAAACCTCTACTTGAAGAGCGGCCTCTATGCCATCTTGGGGGTGGTAGCCCGGTACAGTAACGCGCTCGCGTTCAGCTTTTACATCAGCAGCGGGTCTAAGAGCTTCGACAACGGTTTCAATAAGGTCAAATTCTTCTTGACGGGAAAGACCCTTTCGCCCATCAAGAGCTACAACGATGCTTCTTTCCAAAGCAATCCCGGCCTCGATATCATCAATCTCAACGCCGCCGGATTCAAGCGGCCTTCCGTCCAAAAGCTTACGCTCGGTCGCTAGTCTCTTTGCTTGGAGGATTAGCTTGTTCTCATTTTCAGTTTGCCCGCTCTCAATATCATCACGGATAGTGAGGAGGGCGAGGTTCTCTTGGTGACCGCCGGGCTCTGTCTCTCTTTTTGTAAGAGCTGCGTCGGAGGTCATATCGTAGATCCCCAGCGGACCGATGAGTTCTCCGGTAACTTCGTCGCGCTCTCCCCACAGAATCAGATCTCTTTTAGCGATCAGCGCTGCGGCTCTTGTGTCAGCCCAAGCACGCTCAGCCCCGGGCTGGTTCTTGGCAATTTTTAGAGAGGATTCAAGCAAAGAGGCATACGCGTTAGTAGTGTCTCCGCCGCTGTTAATTTCATCCATGATGTCTTGATCAGGTGCCGCAGGTTTCCCGTCTTTCTTATTCTTTGTCGCACTTGCTGCTGCCCTGCTCATGAGATCCTTGACATACTGCACCCGTCCCGGGTCACCACGGGCCAGAGCTTGCTCTTGTTTGATGTGGATTGCAGCTCGCATCTGCGCCGCCCACGCAATATCATCACTTCCAGTAAGAAGATTTTTGTCCAAATACGCAGTAATGAGACCATCTGCTTCATCCCAATTCTCTCGGGGCGCGAGATACGCGATGAGTTCATTCCGGAAAACATTGGAGATATTCCCAGGTTCCCCTACAAATCTATCCCTCACATCGTCACGGTGGAGGATCAAGTCGCCCTCAGATACCGCTGCCTTACCGGCTTCGTTGCTTTCACCGTAGTTCTGAAGGATCCCCAGACCTTCTTGAACAAAAGACGATTTATGCTCTTCATCCGTGTCTGCAATCTGGAAGTTCGTAGCGGCTTCTACCGCGTCATCTCTGAACTTAGCACCAGTCTCAATGAACCCTTGAACCACAGAGGCGTCATAACCTTCTTCTTCCATACGCTGTAGGGATGCTTGAAAGGATGCCTTCACATCTGCGGGCTTACGGAAGCCACCTTGTTTGGTTTGATTATCGTCTAGTGCCGTGCCCCATTGGGTACCGAGGTTACGACCAGCAACTTGTTTACCTTGTCTCTGCGCTGCTCCACCTTGGTTGTAAGGATCGATACCAGTGGTTTCCAAAACGTAGTTAGCAATACCTTCCCAAGTTGTTTCTGCTCCGATGTTCTCGGCTGTCTTAAAGGCGTCAGAAACGATGACAGCTTCTTCAGCTTTCCG